TCAGCTCATGTTTTGTTGTATAACGTTACTTTTCTCAATGTTCTCTAGAACCTCGTCGATGAAAAGCGAACGATAGTGCGGACATTCCAGTACACCCTTTTCTTTCGCTTCCCGGTATACCTTGGAGAACAGTTTTGCTTTCTCCTTGTCGGTGGTCGGCAACTTATCTATGGGAGTGGCAAGGAACCGACACCCCCAGCCTTTGCAGGTAGGGGTGAGGGAACAATGGTTTGGAGTTTTCCACTGACATGAGCATTCGGTAATTATTTGATTCATATTTGCTATAATCGAATTGACATCAATCTTTGTGCTCATACATGTCTATTGTCTTGAAGAAATCATCCTCGTAATTATAGATGTCATCTAGGGTTTCAATAACATGTTTCACATCTTTCTTGTTTTCATCAATAGTGGCTACATACTTAGTGGCTGTATTGAAATACATACGACAAATAGGTTTGCGATTGTTGTCATCAAGCAGAATACTGAAATAAGTCTGTGCATCACGATATACTATGCGGGATATATCTACTTTCTTTCTACAGATAGCTTTTACAATTCTGTATGCATCTAACTCTTCTTCTGTAGTGACAATCTTGGATTCTGTATTTACTTCTTCTGTAGTCTCTTCTGATGTGTTTCCACTGTTTTTTGTTTGGCTTTCCTCTATTTTGGAATCACTAACTGTCAAAGCTCCTTTCAAACGGTCATTAATAATATCGTTGATATGTGAAGAGATAGCGCGTTTGACTAAAGGTGTGAATTGGTCTATTATATTTTGAAGCATTCTACCTTCATAAACTTTGGTAGCAAACATTTTCACAAAATCAGTGCTAGGCGAGGAGAATTCTTCTTGGATAATAGCCTTTAATTCTCCCATGTACTTTAATTCGCTGGCTGAGTTCAGAATATTGTCCACATCAAAGTATGATTTATGGAATTTTTTCAGTTCCTCGATTTGATTATCCCTTAAATCCGTAATATCCACTTCCAAAAAAGGCTTATCATCCATTATATTGGGTTCTTTCAAATCTGTATAGAAGCGGTAGATAATTCCATTGGTCAAAAGTCCGAACTTAGCTTTTGATACGTTGAAATAGCGTAGTAGTTGGTTATCATGTAGGTTTAAATCTTGCTTCCAATGCTTACATTCAATCAGCAATATAGGCTGGTCGTCCTTCATGATGGCATAATCAATCTTTTCTCCTTTCTTGGTCCCAATATCGCAGGTCATTTCTGGCAATACTTCCAAAGGATTGAACACATCATATCCCAGAGCATTAATAAAGGGCATGATGAAAGCATTTTTAGTAGCTTCTTCTGTCTGAATGTTATCTTTCAGCTTTTCAATTCTATCAGCAAGCTGTTTAATAGTGTCTTTAAAATCCATAGTATTTTACTTTTTAGATTGATATTATAGTCTCATATTGCGTTCAACAACCTTAATCACGTTGTATATCTCCACTACATCATCAAGGTTAACGGTGTAGTCATTGAATAACTCATTGAGCGAGTGGCAGGTGATATTACCTTTATCATCTTGGGCCGTGATTTGCTTGATGGATATGCCGTTTGTACGGTGTACAATAACGAAGTACCAGTCGTTAATATGAAGTTTGGGAAGCCAAAGGTCACGTCTTACTTCCCTTGCTAAAACCTTGTCACCATCGCAGATGGCAAGCCTGCTGTTGTCATCCATACTGTCACCTTCTGCTTCAAATATGCGGTATTTTCCGTGATAGGTCTTATCTACGATTACCGGCATTGTGGGCAAGGTGTCTATATATTCGGTATCTCCATATCCGGCGAGATAACCACATTGTGCTTTGATGTGTATAACGGGCACGTTCATGTAGCTTAAATCGTCAACTGGGCGGGCGTTGGAGTGGTACGTCTGTGATGGAGCATCGGTAAGCATATTTCCTTCACCAGTTAGTAGCCATTCTAAATTGTATGCAGGGAATGCACTAACTATCTTTTCACATGTTGCACGTGAAGGTGTACGATGCTCGTTAATAATGCGAGTGATAGTTACATTATTAGATATACCAATAGCTTTACTGAATGAATTCTTATTCAAGCCTTCTTTTTCAATAATAAATTCAACTCTTTTCCAAGCTTCCATATTTGAATATACTAACAGTTAGTTAAATGTTGTAAATAAACTAACTTTTAGATAGTAAAAGTTTGTATTTGTACTAACTGTTAGTATCTTTGCAACATCAACGTCAACAACGACTACAAAATAATGAAAAATAGTTGAGTTGGCAAAATTAAAGTAATACCTAAAAAGGAGTAGTTCTTTGATTTATTGATGTTGCAAATTTAAAAAGGGGTAGTATTTCTACCACCCTTTCAGTTCTTAACCTCTATGGGTTCGTTCTGACGGCTGTCTATTTGAAAGGATGCAATAATTACAGACTTGCAAGCCACTTCTTGCCTGATTTGGTGAATGTCCATAGGTAAATACCGCCTACTATTGCTACTCCTACTGCGAAAACGAATATTAATACTTCCATACTATTTTAATATTTTGTTTGCCAGCAATGCCGACAATACGGTTAATACTATTCCAAACATAGCAACGAGCCACATTGTTGCGTTTTGGGTGTCAGAGAACAAAGGTAGTGTAATTCCTATGACCAACCCAGCGAAAGAAAGTTTGGATAAGTCGAAGAAATATCCTGCGAGTTTGTCTCGTCTAGTCTTATCTTTTTCTTTCCGTTCTTGCTTTACTGCTTGTTGTTCGCTCCAGTTCCCCATAGTTATTTCTTTGAAAGGTTCTCGATGGTACGTTGCTGGCTCTCTATGACGGAGAACAGGCGTTCGTTGGTGATGGGGGTTGGTACTTCTGATTGTCTTGGTAATGAAATTCCAATCAATTCTGATAGGTCTATATTCGTTGCCTTAGATATAATCATCACCTCTTCTACGCTACGCTTCATTAAGTCGTCATATCGTGGCATATTGTTGGGGTGAATACCTAAGGCATCGGATACAACTTTATAGGCTATTCCCTTTTCTTTCAGCAATTCTCTTAAGGTCATACAATCATATTATATTTTATTAACTAATAAATATATCATAATTGATTGTTATAATCAAAAATGATAGTATATTTGCAACGTCAACAACGACAACAGCAGCAAAGATGCGAAGTTTGAGTGAGATAACCAAAAAAACAACATACCTAAAAAGGAGTAAGACAATGAAAAAGTACGATTTACACAAGATTATGAAAGCGGCTCACGAGATATACAGAAAGTATTTCAAGCTATACCAGCTTACTCACGGTGTACAGACTTTCGGTGATTGCTTGAAACTCGCTTGGGCTAACGAAAAGAAACGTGTTGCTGATGAAGAAGCGAGAAAGGCTGAGAAAGAAGTAATGAAAGCAGCTTTGGTACGACCGGAAAGAAGAAGTTCTTATGATTACTGCAACGCTCCAGCTTCAGCTTACTACAATCAGAACAGCAAAGGTGCCTTCGGTTCCCGTTACGTAGGCGATTAAGATAATTATTCGCAGAAAAGGCAGCTACATATACCATGCAGAACAGCTGTACGCTTAACATGAATACTTGCGCAAGTGGCGTGCAAAGCCTTGCATGGGCGAATTGAAAGATTCTCCGTCCGGTCATTGAGCCTACCCTTTGATGGGAGACGGAGAACGAGATGGAGTGATTGCCCTAAGCAATCCGTTCCAGAAAGCGATACTGGCGCTTACCCTCAATCCCAGCATAGAGGACGCGAGAGATACCCGGAGTAGCAAGAATTTGCGACGATGTCTGAATGGAAGTTCAGAACGAGCGAAAGATTTGCAACGGTGCGAAATAAGAAGCCGACATGCCCCGAACGGTCATGCAGCGAAGTACAGTAGCTGATAACTCCGGTGGGAAGAGCAGAGAGAGCTTATCGGGGCACGAATATTAATCGAAAATAGAGAGAATATGAATGAAATAATAGATTACATTAAGGATTCACCAATCGAGTATGCGATTGATGCCTTGTCTGTAAATTATGTGATACAGACTATTGTTCAAATGGTACTGTTCCCCTTTGTGCTATACTTTTGTTGGAGGGTTTTTAAAAAGATACTTCGTAACATGAAATAATTAACAGAAACTCCTTACAATAGTATATGTAACCAATACGATGATAAACAGCAGGAATGAAACATACGAACATCCTTCACAGAATACGAAGATTTTTCTTTTTGGTATGCTTTCATATACGTAAGCTTGACCGTGCGGTAATTCCCCGTTATGATATTTTCTTAGGTATTCCCGATAGGTGCGCACAGCTTGATTGCTCAACACTCTATTCTCGTATAAAGATATTCCAGAGAAAAGGATACAGAGTGCATTTACGCATATTGCAGTCACAAGGAGAAGCTTGTTGCAAAGACTGTCCTCTGAAGGACTGCTTAAAGAAATGATTACTGCAAAGGTGGTTGAAGCTACCATTAAAAGTGTTGTTTGTATTTTGAATACCCATTCTGTTCGTTCATCCAGAGAACGCATGTAGAGTCTGATTAGATTTCTTTCACTACTCATGCTTACTTAATTTTAAATGTGGCAATGCAAAGTTAAGTAAATCTCCCGAATAAAGCGTGATGCCGCCAATCGGATTGGCTCGGGAGAGCTCAAATACTAATCATTAAAATTTTATAGCGATGAAAAAGCGAATAATCACAGAAAACTACACTCCGGCTTTGAGAGATATGGAGGTAGGGGAAGTTCTAACTTTTCCGGTTAAGGCGTATAATTCCATAAAGGGGACAATTATCCCCCGATTGAGATTGGAGTTCTGCGTTGAGGATGCTGACTGGAAAGTAGGGGAGGTTGACAAGAGGAAAGGTATTTTTGATGTGGAAAGGGTCGCATGATGATTTCCCTTTCTCCTACGGAACTGCTTGTCGCGAATGAGTACTGCAAGGGGCTTGCCGACAAGGAGGTGGCGGGCAATCTGAATAAATCGGTTTGGACTGTCAAGACCCAGAAAAGAACGATATACCGGAAGTTGGGTATTTCCAAAGATACGGAACTGCTTCTGTATATGATTTGCGATAGGCTTAAGCGTGATTTTGACTTGAAGGAATTGCGCAGGCACGGACTTGAATTCCTCTTCTCTATTTTATTCTTATTGATGCAGGTTACTTGTAATGATATTGACTTACGGAGAATGAGAATACCATCACGGGTACGGACAGCCATGCGATATATAAGGACTGGCCGAAAGAATAATAACGACTTTATTTTTTAACGGTATGATATACGAAGTGAATGGTGATTTACGCAGTTCCATGTTGATTGACGGGACAGCGGAGGCGAGATTGGCAGACATCCTCACTATTATGGATTCTCGCACTTTTCCAAAGAGAGAATCTGAAAAAATAGTAGGAGGTCCGGGCAGGTTAAGAGTGTTGGTAAATACTCAAAGAGTGAGAGTTGAGTATAAATCTAATGGGAGAAGCTATTACAATGCTTCGGATGTGTTGAGCTTTGCAAAAGTAAGAAAGGGAAAGAACAATGAAAAGAAGAATCATTATAAACGTGCTACTGCTTAACGTATTGGCACTACCATGTTTATTGATGTTTAATGATGTAGACTCGGTAACGGGAGACTGGAATTATGGTATAAACCTTTTTGGCCTTGTGTATTCGTATTGGTTTTATCACAATGTCCTGAAAAAGGTGTTCAAGATATAGACCTCAGCGGAGGAAGTGTTTCACACATAATTAGATTGATTTAGAATTAGACATGGGAGTTGTCTCTACTCGTGAGAGCAGGGACAGACACGGGCAATTAGCTCAGCTTGGTAGAGCGGTACATGTAGTTAGTATTGGTAATTTGTCATGGTATTGTTTAAAGGTTTCATGTACAGGTCGCGGCGTTCAAATCCCGCATTGTCCACAAGCTTTTTATTGTTTAATCTATAATTCCGTTGTAAAGGACAACGTGAGGTGAGAGTCCTCATTTAAGTTTTTATTTTGCTTTTGTTTTAAGTGACTATCCCGGTGTGGCTTGACCGCCTATCCGGGAGCAACTTTGTTGACCTGCCTGCCCAGTCTGTGAAGATATGGTAGGCAAATATGGGCGTTCGGTGTAATGGCTAACACAACTCATTTGAGGAGATTGGCGGTTCGAGTCCGTCAACGTCCACAATCCAAGAGAGGGTTATTTAGTAGTTTTGTCGTGTTTTATTTTTTGTTTGTGTTTCAAGGTGAACGGTTTGTGAAAATAGTTCACCTATTCTGGGAACGTAGCTCAGTGGATAGAGCACCGTGTGTGGTGGAAGGTTGAGAGTTCGATTCTCTCAAGTAGATTCTTAGCTTAATGGGAGAGCACCACAAGCGGCGGTCGGTGGTTCGAATCCATCCGTTTCTACAAGCCTTTATGAGAGAAAATCCGCTTTTAGTCCGAGAGTAGGGCGAAGATAGCGCAGGGAATCATCCGCGCGGCATCGGTTAGCCGTTGACTCTATCTGAAAGGTAATGCGAAATCGGATAGGATTAGGAGTATTTGTCGTTTGCGCCCCGGAGAATACGCTTCGGGGCTTTCCTTTGGCTATTTTTTTATTAACCACTTTAATATTTTCTATTATGGGACTTATCAAAAGACCTAACGAGCTGACCGTTAAGACTACCTTGTCAGCACTGATTTACGGCCAACCTGGCATGGGAAAAACAACTCTTGCATTATCGGCTCCCAATCCGGTATTGTTCGATTATGACGGCGGTATTCACCGTGTCAATGCCGCCCATCGTGTACCGACCGTTCAGATTACAAGCTGGGACGAGACGAACCAGGTACTTTCGTCCGAAGAAATCAAGGAGTTTTCCACTATTGTGATTGATACTGCCGGAAAGATGCTTTCTTTCATGGATAAGGCGATTATGGCAGCGAATCCGAAGATGAAGAAAGTGGATGGTACCCTTTCCCTGCAGGGTTATGGAGTACGTAAGAACATGTTCATCAACTTCGTTAATCAAGTCACACTCATGGGCAAGTCTGTTATCTTCGTGGCTCATGAACGGGAGGAGAAAGTAGGCGACGAAAAACAGATACGTCCGGAGATTGGCGGTTCGTCCGCAGGTGACTTGATTAAGGAACTGGATTTGGTTGGTTACATGGAAGCTATCGGTAAGGACAGAACGATTTCTTTTGACCCCTGCGAGAAGTTCTACGGGAAGAATACTTGTAATCTTCCTTCACGTATCAAAATTCCCGTAATCATTGATGAGTCTGGTACCGTAACGGGTGAGAATGATTTCATGACGAAAATCATCAGTACTTATAAGGAGTATCAGACGAAGCAGACGGAACTATCTTCCGAATATGATGCGGTTCTTGATGCTATCCGTGACGCAGTGGAACAAGTGACTGATACACAATCTGCCAATTCTGTTCGGGAAGCTTTAGATACCATGACGCATATCTTTGACAGCAAGGTACGGGCAGGCATGATGCTCAATGAGAAGTGCAAGAGACTTGGCTTGAAGTTTAACAAACTCAGCAAAAGGTATGAACCAGCAGCCTAAATACAGATTCTACCCGTCACTGCTCGATAAATTCGAGCAATATTTGCGGGCTGATGAGCAGGTAGAGAGCTTCTGGAATGTCGATAATGAAACGGGAGAATACAAGAAAAGTCCGGAAGAAATTGAAGCGGAGCTGAAGCAAAGCCTACTTGATGCGATAAACCGTGTCCCGTTTGAGAGTGAGGCAGCTGATAAAGGAACGGCCTTTAATGCTGTTATAGACTGCTATATCCACAAGAAAAAGCATATACCAAGCGAACGGGAGCCATACACCATTATCGGTGATGGAGAAACGAATACCATTCAGGTATATTTTCCTGCTACTGATATCGCGCCAGAGCGTAATTTCTTATTTGACCGTAGCTGGTGTATAGAGCAGTCGAAGTATTTCTCCGGTGCATTGTCCCAAGTCTTTGTGTCCGCAGTCATTCCCACTCGTTATGGTGATGTGGAGCTTTATGGGTATATAGATGAGCTCGTTCGTGATACCGTATATGATATCAAGACAACATCTAAGTATGATTTTGGCAAGTATGAACACGGCTGGCAGCGCCATGTATATCCTTACTGTTTGATTGCTTCCGGTCAGATGGAAAGCGTGAAAGCGTTTGAGTACACTGCCTATCAGATGAAGGGCGGTACCAGCCGGACGCCACTAATTAGCGGAACGCAATACCCGGAATACTACACTTATAACCATGAACAGACGATTAAGCTGCTTACGGCACACTGCGAGCATTTCATAGAGTTTTTGGAAGCAAACCGAGACATTATTGCTGATAAAAAAATCTTTGGATTAGAGTAATGGCACAAGAAGCAATTCTGGAAAAGGTCAACGGCGAGGTACACATAAGCAAGTCTTTTGACTTCATGTGTTCCCAGCTTCGTAATGGTCGGTATCGTGTAAAAATCGAAAGGTTCACAGAGCCAAGGACGATGTCACAGAATGCGCTTATGTGGTTGTGGTTTACTTGTATTGAGCAAGAGACCGGGACGGACAAGCAGGATGTACACGATTACTATTGTAACCGCTTTCTCAGAAGGACTTCGTATTTCAGGGGAAAAGAAATGGTCATTACCGGAAGCACATCGAAGCTCAATACAGTGCAGATGACTGACTTTCTAAATAAGGTTCAGGCCGATGCTGCTGCCGAACTGGGAATAACGCTCCCTCTTCCGGCTGACCGTTACTATAACGAATTTATCAACGAATATAAAGACAGGAGGTAGAAATGAATATCACCAAAGCAAAAATCACGAAAGACAACACGCTTGTTGCCTCTTTCAAGAACGAGAATGAGGACAATGTAACCATTGAGGGAAAGAATCTTATCCATAAGGATTTGCGTGCAGCGTTTAACGAATTGATTCCTCACCTTGCTTTCCTCTGTGAGCAGAAAGAAGCTGATGGAAAGGACTCCATAGATGAACTGCCGGAAGAAATCTTCTCTACATTCGAGGTCACGGGCTACACAGTTAGCGGTTCGGATGACAATGAAGGTGTGGTATTGGTTGGAAAACGTTTTCTTAAAAGTAAGAAGGTGCTTAACCTTATAGCTCCGTTTACCATGTTCAACAATGAGAACGAGGAATATAAGCATGCATTCGAACTGCAGCAGGCAATTGAGGCATGTAATTATGAGGTGGAACAGTATCTTACCGCTAAGAAATGGGCGGTAGTCCAGCAGGAACTTCCGTTCGATGGGGATATTCCTACGGACATTGCAGCCGACCCGGTGGGAGATGCTGCATTTGAAGAGGAAGCGAATGAGTTCCTTAAACAAGTGGTGGAACAGAGTGGCACTACTCTAACGATTGACGGGAAGAAAGTGAAGCCGCGCAATAAAAGTAAAAAAGTGAAGATTAAAGAGCCGGCAGCTTGATATGGCAGCACCTTTTTGTATCACCAAATATCCGGACGGCTTCAAACTGAAATTCATGTATCATCCGATGTTGGTTAAATGCGTGAACAATATTCCATCAGTCAAGGCTAACGCAAAGAAAGCATATCTTTTCAATGAAAAGGCGTGGTGGGTTGACTTGGCTGATGAATGGTATGTTGATACAATGGCGAAATGGGCGGTACAGCAGGGATTCTGCGGTTCCGTACAACGGTCGGAGCAAAGAAAGGCTGATATAAGCTTTGACATTGCTCCGATGCCGCAGCTGACCGTTTCCCACGGATTGCTACTTGAACCGTACGATTACCAGAAGGAGGGCATAGCCTATGCTCTGGCCCATAAACGGTGTATCTTCGGTGACCAGCCGGGACTCGGTAAGACCTTGCAGGCAATAGGCACGGTGACGATTGCAAAATCCTATCCGTGCCTTGTTGTATGTCCGGCAGCACTTAAAATAAATTGGCAGCGTGAGTTCAAGAAATTTGCTGGAAAGCAGGCGCTAATCCTTGATGATAAGAACAAAAATACTTGGCAGCGCTTCATTGAAACCAAGTGTTGTGACATCTTCATCACTAACTACGAGAGCCTGAAAAAGTTCTTTGTATTGGATGTGAAGAATGATACGCGGTTTACGCTGAAATCAATCACCTTTGACCCACGTATAACCCTTTTCAAGTCTGTAATCATTGACGAGTCGCATAAGTGCAAGTCTACCAAGACCCAACAGAGTAAGTTTGTTGAGGGCATCTGTAAGGGCAAGGATTTCATTCTTGAACTGACGGGAACACCGGTAGTAAACGATAATACTGACCTTATACAGCAACTTAAGATAATGGGACGGTTGGAGGATTTCGGAGGGTATAGGACCTTCACCGAACGTTTCTGTAATGGGCCGAAGAAAGCCTCCAATCTGAAAGAACTGAACTGGCGCCTTTGGAATACCTGCTTCTTCCGGCGTGAAAAAGCCAAGGTATTGACCCAGCTTCCGGACAAGACGAGGCAGTATATTGAGATGGATATCACCACACGGCTTGAGTATGAAAAAGCGGAAAACGACCTCATACAATATCTGCGTGTCTACAAGAATGCGGATGATGAGAAGATAGCCAAGTCCATGAGGGGCGAGGTGATGGTCCGCATGGGAATATTGAAAGCCATTTCTGCGCGTGGAAAAATCAAGGCGGCTGCCGAATTCATACATGACGTGATAGACGGTGGGGAAAAGCTGATTGTCTTTGCCTACCTGAAAGAAGTGGTAATGGAGCTGAAGAATATGTTTCCGAAAGCAGTGACTGTTACCGGCGAGGATAATGCTGCCCAGAAGCAGATGGCTGTGGATGCTTTCCAGAACAATCCGGATTGTACGTTGATTATCCTTAACTACAAATCGGGCGGTACCGGGCTCACCTTGACTGCTTCCAGCCGTGTAGCCTTCATCGAGTTCCCATGGACTTTTTCTGACTGTGAGCAGGCGGAAGATAGGGCACACCGTAATGGGCAGAAGAATAACGTCAACTGTTACTATTTCCTTGGCAGGAATACCATTGATGAATACATGTATGGTGTTATCCAACGGAAGAAAGGCATAGCTAACGGTGTCACCGGAACGGACGATGTGGTTAAGGAGAATGTGGTAGATATGGCTATGGACTTATTCAAAGGTAAATTATGAGAAAAAGACAGACTACACCGCAATCGGAAAGTCAGATACAGCATAGCTGTCTGACTTGGTTCCGGATTCAATACCCGTCTTTGAGTCTTATGTTGTTCGCCGTTCCCAACGGTGGAAAGCGTGATGCCAGGACTGGAGCACAAATGAAGTACGAGGGAAGTGTAAGGGGTGTTTCCGATTTGATACTGCTTGTACCTAAGAAAGGATTTTCCGCTCTTTGCATCGAAATGAAGAGACCGAAAGGGAAACAAAGCGAGGAGCAGATAAGATGGCAGAGAGAGGCTGAAAAATTCCGAAATAAATATGTGGTATGCCATTCTCTTACTGAGTTTATGAATGAAGTCAATTCTTACCTATTATGAACTATATTGAGCTAATAAAGAACTTCTGGTTGCAACATAACGCATATTCGCTAACTGTCACAGAAACCGCTTTGTATTTCTACCTGTTAGAAACTAACAACCTCTGTAGGTGGGCGAATACGTTTAACCGTAACAATGGTAAAGTTCTTGCAGACCTTAGCATAGCCTCTCTAAAGACTTTGTCAAATGCTCGGAATAGATTAAAACAAGTAGGATTGATTGACTTCAAAACGAAGAATGGAAGCCCGAATGTAGTGTACACCTTGGTAAAATTTACCGAGGTTGGTGCCGAGGTTGGTGCGCAGGTTGGTGCCGAGGTTGGTGCCGAGATAATAAAACATAAACATAAACAAAAACAGGTGGGTAATTCTGGCGAGTTATTCCCACCGGACCAACCTCCGAAAAAGAAACCTCCGAAACCCAAGGTAGAGTTCATTCCACCTACCGCCGAAGAGGTGAAAGAGTATTTCCGTGATAAACTTCCCGATTGGGAACTGCAAGCGGATATTTTCTACAATCACTTTTCCGGTCTCGGTTGGAAAACTGCTACCGGTGCCAAGGTGGAACGTTGGGATAGTCGGGCCAATCTTTGGATAATCGAGAAAAAACAACAGGACAATGGAAAAACAGAAAATCAAGCCCAAAGACAAAACAATCGGGATGCTGATAAGGCAGCAAAGGCAAGAAACCTCCTTGACGAATATGCAGCCATCGAACAGGGAAGTAATGCTATCAGCCATCAAGGAGAAATACCCGACCTTTAGTAAGGCTTCTGCCGTATATTCGACATCACTCCAACCGCTACTTCTTGCCGATATTGAGAAAGCATACAGTGAGAAGTCCCCCACGCTGTCAGACCTTGAACGGATGTACGGATATGGTTCCTCGTCTCTGTGGGTAAAGACGCAGTTACTGACCATTGATTTTGCTTCTTCCACGAAGGAGGGGGCCGATGAAAATGCCTTGAATGAGTTCTCTGGACTGTTCGTTAGCCAGTATCACTACATCAAACTGACGGAGTTCATATTGTTTGTCGCACGGTTCAAGCTGGGAAGGTATGGTAAGTTCTATGGTTATTTCGATACGATAACCGTTGGCGAAGCATTTCGGAAATTTCTTCGGGAACGGTCAGATGAACTGGATATTATCATTCGTCGACGCAATAACCAAGCTTTGGAGGAACAACAAGCTCCGGTAAAACGGAATCACCAACCGCCCGACGACTTACGGGCAAAACTGAATTTGAAATGAAAGAGACCAAACTGATAGCGACTATTCTGTCAATCCTGGCAGTATATGCCGCTTTTTATTTTGTCTGCTACTGGATAGCAGACTATTGTTTAAGGACTTACTTGTAACTGATGAAAAAAGACACACGATTATGAAACCAAGAAAACAACTAATTGACGCCGCCGTAGCCAATGGTAGCTTCAGAGAATGGGCAAAAGTTCCTAATGACTGGAAACCGAAGGAGATTGATTGAGTTATGAAATCATTGAAAGAGATATTATGCAGCTTAGAAGGGTTGTCCGACATTGAATTATTTGTCATAGACCTATTCTGTGGGGCCGGTGGTTTGTCGGAAGGCGTGGAAGAAGCCCGTTTAAATGGCAATAGATGTGCAAAAGTCGTTTGCTGTGTGAATCACGATAAGAATGCTATCCTTTCACATGATGCCAACATTCCTGATGCACTTCATTTCATTGAGGATATTCGTACACTGGAGCTTTCACCGATAAATACTATTGTTGAACGTATCCGTGAATTATATCCTGATTCGATGATAATGCTTCATGCTTCTTTGGAGTGTACCAACTTCTCGAAAGCTAAAGGCGGTCAACCGAGAGATGCTGATAGCCGGACGCTGGCAGAACATCTCTTCCGTTATATTGATGTTATAGCCCCTGACTACATTCAGATTGAAAATGTAGAAGAGTTTATGTCATGGGGAGATATGGATGAGAATGGGAAACCTATCAGCATGGATAAAGGAAGACTTTATCAGAAGTGGGTACGCAACGTGAAAAAATATGGTTACAACTTTGAACACCGTATCCTGAATGCTGCCGACTTCGGCGCCTATACCACAAGAAAACGCTTCTTCGGCATCTTTGCTAAAAAGAGTTTGCCGATAGTATTCTCTGAACCGACCCACTGTAAGGGTGGTAGGCAAGATATGTTTTCGCGGCTGGAGAAGTGGAAGCCGGTAAAGGATGTACTTGATTTCTCTGATGAAGGAACTACCATCTTCAGGGAAAAGCCTCTTGCAGAGAAAACGCTTGAGCGTATCTATAACGGACTTATCAAGTTTGTAGCCGGAGGAAAGGATGCCTTCCTCGTGAAGTATAATTCTATGAACCGTACGGGGAAATATAACGCTCCTGGGATTGACGAACCATGTCCGGTGGTAACAACACAAAACAGACTTGGAGTAGCGCAAGTTTGCTTTCTTTCCAAACAATTCAGCGGACATCCCGAAAGCAAGAATGTATCAGTGGAAGAGCCTGCCGGAACAATCACATGCAGGGACCATCATGCCTTCGTATCAGCGCACTATGGGAACGGCTTTAATCGTTCGGTAAACGAGCCGTCTGCGACAGTTACAACAAAAGACAGATTATCATTAGTAACTCCAAGGTTTATCGCCAATGAGTATTCCGGTGGAGGACAACATACAAGTATTGATAATATTTGTCCGGCAATTTTAACCAATCCCAAGCAAAAACTTATAACATGCAAGCCTTGGATTATGAATACTTCTTTCTCAAATATTGGTAGCAACATAGAGGAACCGGCACAGACAATAACCGCAAACCGGAAATGGCATTATCTGATGAATCCACAGTTCAACAGTGCTGGCAGCTCCGTTGATAACCCCTGCTTCACCCTGATAGCACGAATGGATAAGATGCCGCCCTATCTGGTAGCAACAGAAAGCGGTCAGATAGCGATTGAAATCTACGACAATGATAGTCCTATGACCGTGAAGATAAAGGAGTTCATGTCACTGTATGGCATAGTGGATATTAAAATGCGGATGCTTCGCATTCCTGAACTAAAACGTATCATGGGCTTTCCGGAAGATTATGTGTTAGTTGGTACACAAGCTGACCAGAAGAAGTTTATCGGAAATGCGGTAGAGGTTACACAGGCAAAGAAGAATGCCGAAGCACTTTGTGCAAAACTTAGAGATTTAAGATTGAAGAAATTAAAAGAAGTAGCTTAATGAAAGAATATATAGAATTTTTAAAAGACAAGATGGCCATCAGCTGTCAGACCGGGTTCGAGGTCAATCCGGATGAACTGACACCGTCGTTATATCCCCATGTGAAAGATACAGTCCGCTGGGCGGTGTCTGGCGGTTGCCGTGCGATATTCTCCAGTTTCGGTATGCAGAAAACCGTTACTCAGTTGGAGATACTTCGGGTAGTCCTGAAACACAAAGGCGGCAAAGGGCTGATAGTTTGTCCCAAACGTGTAGTGGTTGAGTTCCTTACACAAGCGGAACAACATCTGCACATGAAAGTGACCTATGTACGAACTATGGCTGATGTGATGATATGCCCGACTGACATCATGGTTACGAACTACGAGCGTGTGCGCGACGGTGAAGATGGTGTAAGAATAGAACCTTCCTACTTCACCGCAACATCATTGGATGAAGCGAGCGTATTACGTGGTTTCGGTACCAAGACCTATCAGGAGTTCCTTCCCTTGTTTGCGAATGTTCCCTACCGCTTTGTCGCCACCGCCACGCCATCGCCCAACAGATATAAGGAACTGATACATTATGCCGGTTATCTCGGTGTGATGGATACCGGGCAGGCACTTACCCGTTTCTTTCAGCGTGACAGCACGAAGGCGAATAACCTTACCCTTTATCCGCACAAGGAGAAGGAGTTCTGGTTGTGGGTAAGTACATGGGCGTTGTTCCTCACCAAACCGTCCGACCTTGGTTATCCCGATACCGGATATGAATTGCCGGAACTGCGTGTACATGAAGAAGTGGTTAGTGTTGACAACTCCACAGCCGGAACCGACCGTGACGGACAAGTGAAGATGTTCCGTGAGGCAGCTCTCGGACTTGCCGACGCAGCGAAAGAACGTCGGGACAACATGCAGGAAAAGATTGTCCGTGTGGTGGAAATCATTAACCGTCCTGAAAACAAAGACGACCATTTCCTTTTATGGCATGACCTGGAGAATGAACGGAAGGCTTTGTGTGATGCCATACCCGGATGTAAGGCTGTGTACGGCTCGCAGGATGATGAGGAAGCCGACGAAGTGATAGCGGACTTTAAGGACGGCCGTCTGAAATATCTGGCCGCCAAACCGGAGATGCTTGGTGAAGGTTTGAACTTCCAGTACCACTGCCATAAGGCAATCATGTTCATCGACTACCGTTTTAACGACAAGTTCCAGGCGATAGCCCGTATCTACCGTTTCATGCAGCAGCATCCGGTTGACCTTTATCTGGTCTATGCGGAAAGTGAGGGAGAGATATACAAGAGCTTCATGCAGAAGTGGGCGCAACACCGCGAGATGGTAGCCAAGATGACCGATATAGTCCGCGAGAACGGTTTGTTCGGCTTGCAGGCAGAGGAAAAGATGATGCGGTGGATGTTTGCTAGCAGGGAAGAAAAGTCCGGTAAACTGTGGAGGGCAATCAATAATGACAATGTTCTTGAATGCCAGACTATGGAAAGTAATTCGGTGGACTTGATTGTAACCAGCATCCCGTTCTCCAACCACTATGAGTACACTCCGACCTATAACGACTTCGGGCATAATGAGGACAACGGCAAGTTCTTCGAGCAGATGGATTATCTTACACCGGAGCTTATGCGTATTCTTAAACCCGGTAGGTTAGCTTGCATCCATGTGAAAGACCGTGTTTTGTTCGGCAACGCTACTGGTGACGGTATGCCTACCATTGACCCGTTCAGTGAAATGACTGTATTCCACTACATGAAACACGGTTTCCGCTACATGGGGCGCATCACGGTGGATACGGATGTGGTAAGGGAGAACAACCAGACTTATCGGCTTGGATATACGGAGATGTGCAAGGACGGTTCAAAGATGGGTATCGGTTGTCCTGAATATGTCCTTCTTTTCCGCAAGCTTCCTTCTGACACCTCACGGGCTTATGCTGATTTGCCGGTGACCAAGAACAAAAGCGAATATTCGTTGGCCCGTTGGCAGATAGACGCTCATGCAAGTTGGAAATCTTCGGGTAACTCTCTATTGAGTTACGAGGACATGAAAGGGGCCGGCATTGACAAGATACGCCACCTATTCAGGAACTACGAGCGTGGGCACGTCTATGATTATGAGGAACACGTATCATTCGCCGAAGAGCTGGAGGCATACGGAAAACTGCCAAAGACATTCATGGCCGTTGACCCGGTAAGCAAGAAGCCTTGGATATGGGATGATGTCACCCGGATGCGCACGCTGAATACTAAGCAGTCGCAGAAGAAACGGCAGAATCATATTTGTCCCCTTCAGTTGGATATTGTCGAAAGATTGATTGAACGGTATTCAAACAGGGGTGAACTGGTGTTTGACCCGTTCGGAGGTATCGGCACCGTTCCCTATTGCGCTATCAATCTGGGGAGGAAAGGTCTGTCAACCGAACTCAATTACGACTACTGGAAAGATAGTCTTTCATATCTGTATGAGGCAGAGATGGAGGTCAGTGCACCCACATTGTTCGACTTAATGAATGATGCCGTATGAACATTCACCAGATAGTTCCCCGTTCGGATTGCACCTCCTTCGCCAAGTGCGGCAAGCACTCACTTGCATATTGCAGGAGGTACGGTGCGTCCGAATGCGGACCATGTGAGATTGTGAGGAGGAAACCCCGTAACTGGGTGGTGGTTGACGGAGTGGAGCGTAAACTGTGCACCCGTTGCGGTAGAGCACTTCCGTTATCCAGGTTCTTCGATAGGACAGCCCGTCGTAACGGTAAGGAATACCATCTGAAAGCGTCATGGTGCAAGATGTGTATGGCAGAGGTACAGAGCGAGCGGAATAGAAAAAGGAAAATGAATTGAGATTAACATGTGCAAAAAGAAGCCATTTCTGCACATGAAGTATTAACACGAGCGGAAACCGGTGGTTCTTGCTCACAATAAGAAATATATGAAACAGACAGTAGAAGAAGCAGCCAAACAAGGAGCTGAAGGATATAATATCGTCGGGCAGAATATTTATAAGTCCGGATTTATTGTCGGTGCGAACTGGCGCATCAATAGCGTATGGCATAAGACTAAAGATGAAGTGCCACAAGCTCATGGAGAATACGAAAATGAACATTATCCGCAGATACCATGCCTTGTGTATGGAAAGTTAAGCACTGGAACTGGTTACGGTGTCCGCTATTGGAACGTAACAGAGCAATGCTGGGACGATGAAGAGTGCGATGATTACGAGTGCTCTAAAGATGCCATTGATGAATGGGCGTATTTGGATGATTTAATATCAACTGAAGAGTAATGATTATGAAACAGACGGTAGAAGAAGCTGCATGGCAAGAGCTTATGTCAAGCTATGCAATAGTGGTTAAAGGTGAGTTTGCATATCAGCAACAAGCAATGCTAAACATGTTCAGAAAAGGTGTCGAATGGCAGGCAAAGCAATCACCGTGGATAAGCGTAGAGGATGCAATACCAAACAAACAAGCAAAAGGCATGTGTCAAGTGAAATTTGTTGATGGTAGTATTGATGAAATGGCAATGCGAGAAGTGGATAAATGGATATACCCCTACATCAAGACTGGATATGTTACTCATTGGAGACCTATTTAGTTTTTCGATGAGATGCTAGCAATAATGAATTAAAGAGAAAGGAGATTGAAACGAGGATACCTGTCACGTATCCTCGGAAAGATGATTCTTTTAACGATGACTACAAGGTAGTCTTCTACAATGTTCTCTCACGTGTTCACATTTGCCAAACCGGAATCTGTAATAGGAACGAACATGTACAGGTTTGTCGCTACAACACTGGACTGTTTTACTGTTTTGAGACAGAGCCTCATTCTAACAGTTCTAAAAAGAATGAGGATGTCTATAATTTAATGTTACCATTAATTTAACCCATTAGTTTTCCCTCTGATTTTGTTTGTATTTCAGAGATGCTATTGGGATTACAAAAATAATCATTAATCTTTAAAATTCAATGCAATGAAGTCAATAACCATAAAACAACCATGGGCAAGTTTAATATCAAGTGAGAGGATATTAAAAGTTATCTCTATCACAATTAATGTTTATCTTTTGATTTTTTTAATAGCAGAAAAACTTTATTGAGTTTCCGTAAATTAAAATCGTATATTTGCAGTGAATACACGACTTGAATGTAGAATTTAAGTGATATTATAACCTTAATAAAAAAAGTGATGAAGGTATTTACTGTACAAACCTTGGAAAATTTTATGTCTTTACAAAACGGCCTCCCTGAAATGGATTTCTTCAGAGGTCAATCTTCTTCTGAATATAAATTGATACCTTCAATAGGTCGGAGGTTCAAGGAAGGACAGGAGGACGTGTTGAAGCAATATGAGAAGGAGGTATTTGAGGATTTTAAAAGAAAATATTCAATGTTTACGGGTGCACGCCCTAAAAATGATAAGGAATTTCTATTTCTAGCACAACACTATGGACTTCCAACGAGACTTCTTGATTGGACTTATAATCCTTTGATTGCATTATATTTTGCATGTTGTTCAAATTTTGATAAAGATGGAGTTGTTTATCATAGTTGTCCATTCTCAATGATGGTTTTCGATGAAGATAAAGATGACATACTTTCATTTCCCGCAATAACTTTATTAGTTCCTAATATGACAGATGTTAGGTATAAAAATCAAAATGGCATATTTGTACTTTATCCAGAACCTTGGAAGGAAAATTTCGAATTTATCTATGCAAAATATATAATCCCTGTACAATATAAACAAAACATATTGAGTAAACTTGAAAAAATAGGAATCACAAGATCATTTATAATGCCTTCTTTGGATAGTTTGTGTAAGGATATTGTCGATATTCATGATTTAAGGTATCCGTACGCAATAAAATGAGATTAATATGGATTCGATATACAATCAATATTAAGAGTTTTTCAAGTATCAAAATTATTCTTACATCGTTTGTTAGATAGAAACATCGACTATAACTAACCAGCGTAAAATTTCTACAGACAATCCTTGTCAGTGCTTTGTGAATACCCGGAAACTGCTTTGTGGCGGTTATCGGGTATTGTATTTCCAACCAATTAATACCCAAATATCATGAACTTAAATGAATTAAGAGATAAAGCCTACCGTAACGCAGTAACGCACGGTTTTCACGATGAAGAACTGAGTAACGAACACTGCCTTTGCCTTGTCATATCCGAGCTTATGGAAGCTGTGAAAGCTGACAGGAAAGGACGATTTGCCAAAGTTCCGGTCGATAAAAAAGGTACAATATTTGACGAACGGACTTTTCATTATCAAAATAAGTATTTTGCGGAAAACTTTGAAACATATATCAAAGACTGTGTGGAAGACGAGCTTGCCGACGCCTGCATACGCCTGCTTGATTTGGCTGGATTAAGAAATATATCCATTGATGATTTTTCAGGTGAAATGATATACGAAGCAACAGAAAGCTGCAATAATGAGACCTTCACAGAAAGCATATACGCTATATCTACAATTCCTATACGGTGTGAGTATGAATATGACAGTCTATTAGAAAATCAATTAAATAGCATGCTATTGGCTATTTTCGGGTTTGCCAAACATCTGAACATAGACCTTATATGGCATGTGGAGCAGAAGATGCGATACAATGAATTGAGAGAAAATAAACATGGAAAAAGTATTGATTATGAAACGTGAAATAAAATTCAGAGGGAAAAGCATTGATACGGGGAAATGGATATATGGATTTCTCTCTTTTTTCTATACTGCCGGAAGGAACGAAAACGGGCTTATCCTCACGGACAAGGCGAAGATATATTCCCCAGAAGACTGCCGGTGCGATGACGTATGGGCTGAAACCGTTGGGCAGTTTACCGGCTTGTGCGATAAGAACGGGAAAGAAATATACGAAGGTGACATACTTGTATGTGGTCAATGGATAGCTCTTGTATTGTGGAACAAAAAACTCGCGACATTCGCATTACAATTCGATTTTGAAAAAGAAGTCGGCATGAAACCTTTAGGCGAATGGCAGACTATGACAATCGTCAGTAATATTTACGATAGCCCGGAATTATTGAAAGGGAATAAGCCATGAAAATAAGTTTTGTCTTTTTTCTTGTGAATAAATACAGATTGTATATGTGTGGTAGCCATTCAGATTTGGTTATCTTTGCACACTGAATTTAACTCTGTTTTTATAATCTTATTTTATTTGTAAGGAAATGAATTTATTTTTATTGAACACAACTACTACTGGAGGAAAACTGGAACAGGCATTGGAAAAGTTGGTGGATTTTGGCATGGATGCCGGTAAGGACATATTAATTGCCTTTTTAATCTATGTAATCGGACGTTTCATCATCAAACAGATAAGTGCATTAGTAGCCAAGCTATTCGAAAAACGAAAGATTGAAACCAGTGTACAGACCTTCTTGAAGAGTCTGATAAAGATACTGCTGAACATGATTCTTGCTTTTGCCATAATCGGCAAACTCGGTGTGGAGACCACCAGTTTTGCGGCGTTACTCGCATCTGCCGGTGTAGCTGTGGGTATGGCGCTGTCCGGTAATCTCTCAAATTTTGCCGGTGGACTGATTATACTTGTTTTCAAACCGTTCAAAGTAGGTGACTACATAGACGGTCCGGGAGTAAGTGGTACGATAAAGGAAATACAGATATTTCACACTATACTTTCCACTCTTGACAACCGCATGATTTATGTACCTAATGGAAGTCTCAGTGGTAATGCCGTCACTAATTACAGTAAGCAGGACAAACGTCGTGTTGAATGGGTATTCGGTGTTGAATACGGTGAGGATGTAAAGAGGGTCAGAGCCGTTTTACAGCGCATAATCAATGCAGACAGCCGTATATTGGATACACCGGCTCCCCTTATTGTCTTAGGTTCATTGAGTGCAAGCAGCGTTGATATTACGGTGCGCGTCTGGGTAAAAAGCGCTGACTACTGGAGTGTACTGTATGATATCAATGAAATAGTTTATACTACATTTAATGAAGAAGGAATAGGATTTCCCTTCCCGCAGCTCACTCTACATCACGCAAAAGATTGAGCTTATTATCTATAACAGTTTCCATTTATCAAGAATTTGAAGCTTTATGTTTGCTCTGAAAAGTATGCTATACTGTTCATTAATTCCGAAAAAGAAATCATAAACTCCTTTTGTTTGCTTTTAAACATTATCGGTTGCTAATTTATTGAAGCTTTATATATAGATTTGCAAGTATTTCTTAATTAGGATATGATATAAAAAGATTATTTTAACTGTTTCAGCTTTTATAGCTGTTAGTGGTGTTTATGACAAAAAAGCGGTAGAAGGTTTTGACAAGAATAACAACCTAATATTTTTTTAATTTGTAATTATGATGAAAAAAAGTTTCTTGACTGTTCTATTTGCGCTGTTCTGCACGATGGGATTTGCGCAATTGTCTTTCAATGTAAAGGCCGGTCTTAATCTCAGCAGTTACATCGGTGAAAACTCTGACCATTCCAAATTTAAACCAGGAGCACGCATTGGAGTGGGAATGGAATACCAATTCAGCGGCCTTGTTTCCTTACAGCCCTCGCTATTCTTCTCACAGAAAGGTGCGAAATATTCAAGTGGATATAGCGGTAGCGTCGTAGATGCGGATGCAGATGTGAAGATCAACCAGCTTTATTTGGAATTGCCCATCAATGTACAATTCCGTTTCAATATTGCAGACAATACTAACCTGGTCATTGCGACAGGGCCGTATCTTGCCTGTGGGGTAGGTGGTAAAGCCAAGTTCGATGGCAAGGCATCTGTTGGAGGTATCAATATCAATGGAGATGAGAAAGTCGATACATTCAGTGATGACGGCTTGAATTACAATAGGTTCGATGCCGGTTGGAACATCGGTCTTGGGGTAGAGTTTGGCCGAATTCTTGTGGGGGTTGACACACAGCTTGGCTTCTGCAAGATTATGGATGGGGATGCTCCGCACAATGCGAATATCGGTATTACTCTGGGGTATAAATTTTAAATAGTTCCCTTACGATCCCTTGATTGAGTATATTTTTATTAATAGTTTAACTTTTTTATTGTAGACAATCTATAAATTATTTTATCTGTTTTAAAATAAAACGGTGTAGTATGAAAAAATTATTCATTTTATTAGGAACTCTTTTTTTGTTGTCAGTAGGTGCTTATGCGCAGAAAGGGAAACAAGCCATAGGTTTCGGTCTTGGTTATGGTACAGAAATTGAAAGTATCGGATTGGGAATCAAGTATCAGTATAATATAACCAATCCTATACGTATCGAGCCCTCTCTTAATTATTTTTTTGAAAATGACAATGTAAGCATGCTGGATGTGAACGTGAATTTTCATTATCTGTGTCCGGTAGCTAGCAATGTCAAGCTTTATCCACTGTTTGGGTTGACTTTGTCCAACTGGATGTTTGATATGTATGATGTTGACTGGGATGGGGATCATGTTCATGTGGATGGCGATGGGAATCATAATGAATGTCGTTTCGGTGTAAACTTGGGAGTTGGAGCCGAATTTGCATTGAGCCGTAATTGGGCCATGAATCTTGAATTTAAGTACCAGTTGGTCAGTGATTTTGATCAGGGTGTCATCAACATCGGGGCTGCGTACAGATTTTGAAGAAAATATCGGAACAGAAATCTCATTGATATAAAAGAGGGGATAGGCATAGTTTAATGCTTATCCCCTCTTTTTTAGTGTTTCAATGCTTGGATTTCAAAGCCAAATCAATCGTCATCATCATCATCATCGTCATCATCATCGTAATATCGATAGTGCTTCTTGTGGTGTCTCTTCGGTTTTTTATATTTGTGTTTCTTATGGTGAAATTTATCATGGCGCTCACAGTATGAATTATAGTATTCATGCCAGCAGTCACTATGGTGATGGACTCTGTCATAGAAAGGGGTATAATATACACTTCCCGGATTTATGCCAATCTCCACAAGAATACGGTTCCATCCGTAACGTTGATACCGGTTGTAATAATCGCATACATCATGCATCTTTTTTCCGGAAGTTCTGGCTACCTCAAGTGCAATCCCCACATTTCCCCAGTCTTTTCCACAGCGTCTGTAGTAATCGTCCAAGGAACGGTTTGAAATATTGTATTCCAGACATAGGCGCTTTCTGTAATCAGAAAGTTCCACGGCTGCGTAGCGGTTGGCTCTGCCAATAAAGATGGAAATGCCATCCTGGGCAGGCAAGGTGCAGGCCAATAGGAGAAAAAGCAGTAGTAAATTAATCTTTTTCATAATGTTTTTAAATTAGGTGGATCTTTACTGTATAAAATTAGGACGGCCTTTTTTACAACTCTTATTCCAGTTTTTCTTTTGCTTTTTCAATTTCATCCCCGGCTTCATCCAGGGCTTTCCTCACATCATCTGCTCCCTCCTCAATCTGTTCTTGTGCTTCTTCAAGTGCGTCTTCAACAGATTCCTTTACATTTTCTACACGATCCTTAACCTTGTCTTTTGCTTTTTTCTCTCTGCATGATGTAAAGCCAAGTGCAATTGTGCATGCCAATATGGCAAATAAAAACTTTTTCATATTCTTACATTTAGTGATATTGTTTGATTCGTTAAAATTCAAATGTAGAAATAAATATTGTCTTTAGCAAATGGTGGAAACATTTTTAAAGATAATGTAGGAGTAAAATATCTTATTTATTGGTACAATATGTAATGAAAGTCTTCCAAATAATCGGATAAATTGGAGACAACTTGCTTTTGAGATGTAGCCTGTAATATGTACAAAAAAGGCTATCCTCCCGGACAGCCAATCTTTTTGTTAACCTTAATCTAATACTATGAAAAACACATTGCAAAGGTAAGGTTTTGTGGAAGTTATGCAAATTATGAGCCTTTGTTCAGCCATCTTATAACATGGTTTAGCTGGTAAATGTACTTGTTAACCATTAACGGTGTAATTGTTAAATTGAAGGTTGGGATTTATTTAAGGTATTGCTGGCTAAAGCAAAATCTTCTGCCAAATCGTGTCAGTAACTTCTTTGATGCCGAATAGTCCGTTCGTGGATTATTCGGTATCTTTATTTTGTAAATCAAAATAATAAAGTATGTACGCAGTAAATCAGTATGATGCAGTTGCAGAGAGTTATGATTCTCTGTTCAAAGACAAAGCCAGTATTGAGGAGAATCGTAAGATTGCCTCAATGCTTTTTGAGGTTTCAGGGATTTTTCTGGATGTGGGATGTGGTACGGGGTTACTCCTTGATATTCTGAAAGTGTCTCCGGATGAATATTGGGGTATTGACCCAAGTAGTAAGATGCTTGATGTTTTCAGAAAGAAGCATCCGGAGTATAATAATTTGTGTATTCCGTTTGAGTTGCTCAATTTAAAGTTTGCAACATTCAATAGCATTGTAGCTTTGTTCGGCTCGGCCAGTTACATTGATATTGAAGCACTGACGGATATTCCCGAAGGAAAGAATATTTTCCTCATGTTCTACAAGGAGAATTATCATCCGGTAACTTATAAACGTACCGGCTGTAATCTGGAACATTACAGTCATTCAAGGAGTGAGCTGGAGGAAAGATTTCCTCATTGTGAAGTAAGGGAGTTTGATAACTATTATATCGTGACGAACGTATGATATTGTATTCAGAGCAGAATGTATATGAAGCGGCAAAAGACCGGATAAGGAAGTTGTTTTCTATGGGGGACAGATTAGGTGTTTGTTTCTCCGGAGGCAAGGATAGTACTGCCTTATTACACCTTACTTTGGAAGTGACAAGTGAATTGGGCATTCAAAAGTTGCCGGTTATATTTCTTGATCAGGAATGTGAGTACACATATACTGTTGAGTATATGCGTTATGTTATGTCATTGCCAGAGGTGGAACCTATTTGGGTGCAAATTCCGTTCCGGTTATGGAATGCGAACAGTGGTGACTGGTTTATCCCTTGGGAGCCAGGGAAAGTGTGGATGCGTGAGAAAGAAGATGTCTCTTTTAAGGAAAACGTCTATGGAGTCGACAGATTTAAGGATATGTTTGATGCCATCGCATATCATCACTTGGGAGGGGGGTATATATCTTTGGGAGGTGTCCGTATTGAAGAGTCACCAGCTCGTCGTGCTGGATTGACGGGAAAGGAAACCTTGCCAGGAATGACATATGGAAAACGTTGTAGCCATGGTGTTGTTATATATCCTTTGTATGATTGGTCATATCGCGATATATGGTATTACATCTTCTCCAATCGGTTGAAATACAATAAGGTCTACAACTATATCTTTTCAAAGGAACCGTTGCGTTCTGCAAGGGTATCTTCTCTTATCCATGAGAACAGTAATCAGAATATTCCTTACTTGCAAGAGATTGACCCGAAGGCTTATAATGCCATGTACATGCGTATTCCCAATATTGGCACAACGAACCATCTTCTGTTGGATGCCTTTGAAGAGGTAAGAAACTATCCCAACTGTTTCAAGGACTGGCCGGAATATCTGCAATATCTCATAGACAATATCGTAGCTGAGAGCAAGAATAAAGTAATTTTTACCAATAATCTAAATACGGTGGTTGATAAGATTGCGGGCTGGTCTGATTCCGATCGCGTTGATATATATCGCGCCTTTGCCCGTGGTATCATCACAGAGGACTTTGAACAGACAAAGTTGAATAATAGGTTATTGGTTCATAAATCAAAGTATAAATATGGAAAAACTAAAAGAAATAATCATCCGGATGCTTGATGAAGCGCCAGATAAAATAAACTTCTTCAATGAGATAAGACAGATTTTATTCTCTCTGTCTCCTGAAAAGGCCAATCCGGTGGACCGTGTCCTCTGGGTACCGATGGATATGGTGAAGGCGAACAACTATAATCCGAACGCTGTGGCAAAGCAGGAGATGCAGCTCCTTTATACTTCCATTCGTGAAGATGGATATACACAGCCAATTGTTACGATTTGGAGTGAAGAGGAGCAAAAGTATATTATTGTCGACGGGTTTCATCGTAACCTTATCGCGCGCATGTATAAGGACATTGCCCAGCGCAATAGTGGGCGTCTTCCCATTGTTGTCATTGACAAGGATATCAACGACCGTATGGCTTCTACGGTCCGTCACAATCGTGCCCGTGGCAAGCATTCCGTTGATGGCATGACAAACATCATTTATAACATGATAAAAAACGGTGAGTCGGATGCTGTTATTTGTAGAAAGCTTGGCATGGAGCCGTTGGAGCTTGTGAAGCTGAAGCATATTACCGGTTTTGCCAAGATGTTCAGGAATTATGAATACAGCAAAGCCATCAAAGAAATTGTTCATCATACAAACTCATTGGAATTATAACTATGGATATACAGAGCATTGCAATAGATAGGATTATTCCGTATTGGAATAATGCCCGGAACAATAGTAAGGCTGTTAAGCCGGTAGAAGAGTCAATAAAGAAATATGGTTTCAATCAGCCGCTTGTGTTGGATAAGAATTTTGAAATCATTGTTGGTCATACACGGTATTTTGCCCTTTTGAATCTTGGATATAAAGAGGTCCCGTGCATCATTGTGGACTTGGACGAGGAAAAGGCGCGTCAGTATCGTATCGCAGATAATAAGACATCAGAATTTGCGTCATGGGATGAAGAGAAACTGATACGTGAGCTTAGGACAATGAATGTACCTGCAGATATGCAAGACTTCTTTTTTGAACCCATAGACCAGTTACTCGGTTTTGACATGAATTTTATTCCGACAAACAATTATGTCACGGAAGAGTCGCAATCAGAAGCGGCAAAACAGGAATTCAGTGAGGAAATGCATCGCCAAGAGAATGAATCTTTCAGGAAGAAGGCAGAACGTATTGAAGAAGGTCTGGAGCAGGAAAGAACTGAATATATTGAACTTGCATGTCCTCATTGTGGAGAGATTATCAGAATGAAGAAATAATATGGCGGCACCGACGGGAAATAAATTTTGGATGTTAAGGAGCAAGCATGGGAGGGATAAACTCTTTTCCACGCCAGAACTCTTATGGGAGGCGGCATGTGAGTATTTCCAATGGTGTGATGAAAATCCCTGGTTGTCCAAAAAGGCCATTCAAAAGACTGTTCCGGTAAAAAGGAAAAAAGGGAAGAAGGTGGAGACAGTCAATGAGCAACAAGTACAACAAGAAGTTTCCCCGACTTCCCGTCCGTATTCCCTAACCGGGTTCTGTATTTATGTAGGTGCTTCTTCCAAGTGGTGGAGCACTTTTCGTTCCGAATGTAGAAATAAGAATGATGAAGATTTTTTGGAGGTCATCGCACGCGTGGAGGAAACCATCGAAACGCAGCAGTTTGAGGGAGCGTGCGTTGGAGCTTTCAATGCGAATATCATTGCCCGAAAGTTAGGGCTTGTTGACAAGCAGGAGGTGGACCATACGAATGCAGGAAAAGAGTTCAAAGGATTTAATTTTCTACCATATACAGAAGATGCGGAGAAAGTCAAGTAATGGGATATAAGGTCAATATAAAGCAGAGGTTAGCCTATAACTACCTTCGTGACGATGTTACGAAGTTTCTGTGTTATGGTGGCGCTGGTGGAGGTGGAAAATCATGGCTTGGGTGTGAATGGCTTATGCAATGTGCTTACTATCTCCCGGGCACTCGATGGTTCGCTGGCCGAAATAATTTGAAAGATAGCCGTGAGTCTATCTCTGTCACTTTCAACAAGGTGGCAAAGTGGCATCGATTCACTGATTACAAGCAGACCAATGACGGTATACTTTTGGGGAATGGGTCGGAAATCATCTTTCTTGACTTGACATATTATCCCGTCAAAGACCCGATGTATGAGCGATTGGGCTCTAAGGAGTTTACTGGAGGGTGGATTGAAGAAGCCGGGCAGGTTCACTACCTCGCATTTGAGGTTTTGAAGACGCGTATAGGACGGCACTTGAATGATGTGTATGGAATATCCGGAAAGATACTTATCACTTGCAATCCGAAGAAGAACTGGCTTTATCGTGAGTTCTATAAACCGTGGAAAGAAGGCAGGCTGGAAGCCCCATACGCTTTTATTCAAGCATTGGTGCAGGATAATCCCTACGCTACCGAGGACTACATAGATACGCTCCGTAATACCAGGGACAAAGTGACAAAGGAGCGCTTGTACTATGGTAATTGGGAGTATGACAACGACCCGACAGCACTCTGTGATTATGATGCTATTTGTGACCTATTCGCAAATGAGCACGTAAAACCGATAGGATTATCGACGGGAGCAGCTGACCTTGCCATGAAAGGACGTGACCGCTTTGTCGGAGGGCACTGGGTAGGCAATGTGTGTTATATCCGGTTAGACCAGGAATATAGCACGGGTAAATCTATTGAGACGGACCTTAAAAACATGATGATACAGTGGAAGATTCCACGTAGCATGATGGTCGTTGATAGTGATGGACTTGGAAGCTACCTTGAAAGTTATTTGAATGGCATCAAAGAATTTCATGGTGGTAACCGACCTATTAATCCAGAGTACGACAATCTGAAGTCTGAATGTGCATTTAAGCTTGCAGAGCTAATAAATAATCGGCAGATAAGAATTATATGTACGGAAGCGCAAAGAGAGCGCATAATGGAAGAATTGTCCGTCTTGAAGCAAGACCATATAGATGCCGATACCCGGAAGAAAGGGATAATCAGCAAGGAGAATATGAAAGATATACTCGGACATTCTCCGGATTACCTCGACATGTTGATAATGGCAATGCTTTTCCGTATAAAACCGATACCTAAAAGACCAAAAGCAAAATTAGGACAGATATGACAGTAAAAGAGTTTTTGATATTGAGTAACGTGGCGAGCAATGCTGCTGAACTGTTGGATCAGATAGGGAAGTTGCCTAAACCGGACTTTGTCGCAGGTGTAAGAGTTCCGGAGACTCTGAATGACCTCACTATAGGTCAGCTGATGGAACTGCAATCCATACGCAATGGAATAGATTGTATAATGGTTCCATGCCGTGTTGTCCTTGGTTTGTCTATTGATAAGATAGAGAAGTGTGGGGTAGCGGATATTTTGGGATTCTCCACATGGGTAACCAGGGAGGTTGAACGTATTACCAAGCTTTTTGAAACTACGAGCGTAGTACCGACTCCGGAAGAAAGACGTGCCGGAGTGGATAAGCTTTCGTTCGGGTTGTTTGGCTTGGTGGATTACTATGCTACCCGTATGGGGATAACTGACCATGAGCAGGTAGAGAGTGTTCCATGGGTAAGAGTGTACAAGTGTCTTGATATGGACGCGGAGAAAATACGTTATGAACGTCGATTACGAGAAATATATCAGAATAAGCAATGA